CGTTGATACTATCAACAACTCTTGATTTTATATCATTGTCGTTTACAACACGATTTGCATTTTTTACTATTTTAAATGTTGCTTGCACGTCAGTATCGCTTTCAGAACCAAATAAAGATTTATATTTTACAGGATGATATATTACTTCATCGCTTATTGATTTAATCTTTTTAATATCCTTGCCAAAATCTAAAAACAACGAATCGCTGCTAGGTGGTAATGGCTTTGTTGTAGTTTCGCCTCTTAGATATTTTCTATATTCAACATCATAAGATTTTGTTAAAATATACAAGTCAATAATGTTACTACTGCTTGGATCTATACGACGATTTTCAGCAGCAGCATGTCTATAGTCAAATCTAATATTATCTCTGCCTTTGTATGCTTTGTAATCAATGCATAATTCTAGTCCTGTTTGTAACGAGTTAAACTTTTTAAATACATTAGTACTACTAATATAGAATATTGTTGCAGCATCGTATGAACTATATGCTCCAATTGCTGCTTCGTTTTGTTTTACTACAATTTTTTCTGCTGCTGCACTAACATATTCGTATGTCTCAACATCATTTTTTTCAAACTTTTTAGAAAATATATACTTTGTATCTGGCAAATATGAAGGAGCAACAATATTTGTAAACAAATCAGGATCGTCAATAACTCCATCAGCATCGCTGTCTGTAAATCCTATTTCTAGTTTTTTACTATCAACATACCCATCTGCACTACGATATTCTTTAACAACTTGCCATTTCCAATCTTGGTTAAAAGGTGTTAATACATCAGGCTTATTGTTGTTACTTAAAATACTAATACTATCAGTAACAATCTTGCCAACTTTACTATCGTATATACGATCGTTGCCATCAAAGTAAAAACGTATTTGCTTATCGCTTTCAAATACATATCTTACAGCACGACTAGTTACTGTGTATTTTTCACCATCTGTTTCAAATAGGAAAAGCCAACTAGCATCTTGATTTGTGCCTGTAGCATCACCTGTTTTTCCTGTATCAAATGCACTAGTTGTATCAAGGTTGCTATTTGTAATAACTTTCCAGTTGGTTGTTTCTACATCATAACGCAGACCAAATGTTTTAAATGCAAACACTTGATCAACCATCTGTGACAATGTATCATTTACAATGGTATTGTTTAATACTGGAATAATTTCTGAAAGTTTACTATTGCTAGGAACTTCATCGTTTAATATAATCGGACCCAATGTACTATCAATATTACCGATTGTTCCATTTTCATATACACTTATAATTTTAGTCCATATATATTCTTTGTCGCCTAATGCAGATACTTCGCCTACTACTAGTTTATTGTCTTTATCATAATGATATCCAGCTGGAGGAGTAAACTTAACTAAACTGCCAGCAGCAACAAACTTCATTGTGGTAGCTGTAAAACTTGATACTGCAACTGGTATAGAAAACTGATCTTGAAACAATCCACTGCTTTGATTTGTTTCATTTGTTGTAGCGTTCCATGTATAGTTTAAATCAGCAATACTTGTATTTCTACTAAAGTTTTTATAATAGAAGTTTTTAGTTTGTGTATTTTTTATTATTGCTAATACTTGATTATTAATAACTGCTTCGATGTCTGTTTTTGAAACAAAGTTAAAACTAAACTTATTTTTTAGATCTTCTGTAAAAATACTTCCGTCGTCGCCAAACATTAGTGTATTACTATATTTTCCAGTTGCATCTCTTAAATCATAATATCTACTAATGCCGCTACTTGTTCTATTAATACTCTTTGTTTTAATAATCTGCTGACTTACTCCTAGAGGTCCAATATTATAATCTTCGCCTGTGATCAAACGATTTTGTGTGTAATATGTACTAGGTGCATTTGTTTGAATGCTTTCATTTGATTCTGATTCGTCTGCATTTGAAACAACTGATTGCAGTTCTAAAACAATGTTAAGTGTTTCTGCTGAATTATTTTTGCTTATATAAGGAACTTGTATTTGTATTCCTGTCATATCAGCTGGATTTATAGTAAACTGTGCGTTTGCCGATGTTCTGTAATAAACTTTAAAATCGCCCTTTGGCAATGTTCCAAAAGTTCCATCACTAAACACAAGACTTATTCTATCACTAACACGACTTAGCACACTGTACAAATCACGGATGCCCTTGGTGACACTATTGTAAACAATATTGTTACCTTCTGTGCTTTCAACTTTTTGCCATAACGCTTCTTCATTTCCGTTACTATCTAACTTGTAGAGCCATACATCATTGTTGTTGATATTGTCACTGTCAATATTAACAGTTGTATTTGGAACAGGATTTAATATAGAAAATGTATTCTCTTGTAGACTACCTTGTCTAAAGTGCATAAAAAATCCACTGTTTGAACTTCCTGCGCCTTGACCGTTATCTCTATATAAAAATGCTAGTTTGTTTCCTGGAAAAGGTTCTTCTTCGTATATTGTTGTAGTGTCTGTATCTATATTAGTACTAACAATCTCAAACTTGCGAGATGTATCGTCTATACTTTTTGTAAAACTATATATAGGCAACCCTGTATTGTTTGCGCTAAATCTATATTGCTCAGTTGTTACACCATTTACAATAGCTTTTTTAATAGGGCGACCAAATGTTGCATTTGCAGGCAATGATGCATTTAAGATCTTAACAAACTGTTCGTACCAATCTGAGTTAGTAGGATCATTCCATATAATAGACTGATTGGACAGGTTGTTGTTATTTGCATCTATTACATCTTCAGTGGTACTGACACTTTCAATTTTTAGTAACCCGTTTGCTGGAATATTTCTATTTGCATTATAACTAATAAGTCTTGCTAAACGGAGAATACTCTCTCTACGATCAGCAGTTTCAATAAAATTTTCTCTAGCATTTAAGTCTGTACGGAAAGCGAGGTTTTGTCCTAAAAATGCAATAAGATCAATAAGTGCAAGATACTCGCTTGATTCAATGTAATCATTAAAATCTTCTGGATAGTTCTCACGGATATATGTAATCATAGTTCTACGAAGATTATCAAAGTCGTAACTTTGGAAATCTGCATATCTAAAACTTTGATATATTGTCTTCCAGTCTTCTGCTAATAGAAGTCTATTTTGCCTGTCTGTCGTTGACATTCGCTGTTCCTCACTTTATAGTATATTTACCTGAAGTAAAAAACTGCGTACTTTAAATTAATCCGTTGTCTTGGTCAAACTTTATACGCATACTTTCACTGATGCTGTAAGGAATATAAGTCAGAGAACAATCAATTTGTATGCCGCTTTCGTAACTGTCAACAATAACACTATCAACACTAACCCTTGGATCATAGTTGACTATTTCAGTTACGTCTTCGATAATAAGTTGTTTTAGATCATCAGTAAACGGCTCAAATAATATATCCCATATGATAGTTCCAAACTCTGGATTTTCAAGTTTTTCGCCCTGACGTATATGAAAATGATTTATAATATCTTGTTTGATTATACTAATATCGTATAAGTTAAATCCTTTAGGATTAGCTACTGTACTAACTCCTCTGTACTGTTTAGAAACTACAGGAGGATTAGTGATATCATTTGATACTGTTACATTTTTGTATAAAGGTTTTTCATTTGTGGCCATAACGTATTTATGTTCCTGTCCAAGTTAATCCAAGATTCCTATAATATTCAAAGTTATCCTTGTCGGGTCTTGTTCTGGGATCTGATGCTAGTGCTGCTTCCATACTACAAAATCCATCAAACCCTTCAATGTTAGGCGAGCCGTCTCTATCTTTATAGTAATAATCACTAATACCTCTTTCGTGGCAAATAAAACTGCTTTTTGTTCTTTTTACAGGTGGCTCTTTCATTCTTGCACAACGGTTATTATCTATTACTCCGTCTGTAATAATATTAACATTATCTGTATTTCCACGTTCTTGAATATTTAATCCATAGCCGTTGTTCTTTTTAACAAGTTTAGTTCCAAACGTTTTAGCACACTTTTTACAAGCAGTTGCCATTTTTGCAAATGTAGGATCG